TCTAAACTTGGATTGAACAGCATTAGTATCTGTTCCATGATTTGTAATTTTTGTTCTGTGTTTGTTGACCAAATGTCTGCTGATAGTTGTAAGGTATAAGGTGTAGGCATTAAACGTTCTACTGTATAATTCTTACCTTGTGTGTTTAAATATTCTTTACCTGCACTATCATACTCACGTTCTCTTAAATGTATCTTACCTGTGTATGTAGAGTCAGCAGTTCTTGTTCTATCCATCTCCATACCAGTAACGTGTATACCTATACGAGGAGCACTTGGAATTTTATTTTCTGAATTATCTCTAATTAAATGTCCTACTTGTCTAGTAATGTCACCATACATAACAGGAACTTGTACTAACGCACCTTTACCGTCAGCATAAGAGAAGTTACTCATTAGGCGAATAATCTGCGTAATGTACCTTCTTATCTGTCCGTCATAAAAATGTTGCATTATCCGTTACCTTTGCATTGTTTACATTGACAATCATTTAAAAAGAAATGCACAACTGCCATAGTAAACCACATCCATGTCATTTCTCCAACACCAAGTAATGTGTTACCACCATGATGATGTGCATTTACATCTAACACTAAAAAATATAATCCTAAAATTGCAAATATAAATCCTGCCATATTGTGTCTAACTTTATTCATTAATTATCGCTCCTTGGTTTCAAAGCCTTACTGACAGGTTGTCTTTCTTTGACTGTTTCTCCACCAATGTTGCTTGTTGTTGTGTTATTAATAAATGTACCTTTTTGTGTATTCTTAGTATCAGTGTTAGACATATTAACTCTAACAGCATCTTCCATCTTAGTCCAACGTTGTCCGTCAAATCTAAATAATCTATTTGGCATAAAGTCTGTCCTTAAAAAGTAATCACCTTTAATTTGGTTAAGTGGAAAACTTGATCCATGACCAAATGCTTCACCGTTTGGTGCAATACCATCGCCTAACAAGTAACCATCATACCCTGATCTCTCTGGTGTTTGGTTAACTCTGTCTGCAAGTAAACCTTGTTGTGAAATATCTAAAGTGTTTATGTCAGTTGTAACCATTTCAGGTTTACCTGACTTATCAACTTGTAAAGTATAAAGTTGTTGTGTTTCGTATCCTGACTTACCTGCGTCTGCTTCTGCTTGAGCAACAACGGCATTATTGATTTGCATTTCTTTTTCATATGTTGAAAGCACATCACGTAATGTATTTGTACTTCCTTCTTCTGCTGGCAAATCAAGTATTTCTTTGAATTCTTGTGAGTCAACAATTTGTTTCATCTTGACTCTATATAAATGTGGATACCAACTTTGTGAAAATCCTTCTGCCGCCCTGTTTACATCTTCAACTACATAAAAACGTTTTAGTGCTACTTGGTAATCATTAAGAGCATACTCGTCTTTTAAGTGTGGTAGCTCTATTACGTCACCTGGCATAATCTTACGTCCAAGTGTTTTTACACTATAGTTGATAGGTATTGTCATAAACAATACATCATTCTGTAGGAACAATCCAAATTGACTCATATCAAAGTCAATATCAGCAACATTGTAAATACCACGTATTACGTATATGTCTGGATCATACTTTCTATCCCTATTTTCAAGGAATAGCATATCTTGTATATTAGTTTCCTTTACAGCATTGTACCTAGGTTGGGCCGGAGTTGCGTCGGCTTCATCAGGATTCTGAGGGCCTAAATACTTATGGACAAATACGTCTGTACCACCTACTGTGAACATTTCCGTGATGGTTTTATCTAGGAAATCGTAATCTTTGCCCTTTTCGGGTTTGTATAAACTGAGTCTTGGCATAACATTAGTATTTATCGAACGTATAAATACATATGGAGACGAAAGATTATGGCAGATTTAACAACGCAAAAACAGGAAGTATTTGATTACATCAACCTAAGTTTAGGTGGTGGTATGGTAGACGTAGAGCTTGATCCAGGGCACTACGAAACAGCATTGAAAAAATCACTTACAAAGTTTAGACAAAGATCAGATAATTCTGTGGAAGAGTCTTATATATTCCTTCCAACTGTGATTGATCAGAACACATATATTCTACCTCAAGAAATAGTTGAAGTAAGAAGAATATTTAGGCGTTCAATTGGATCACGTTCAGGTGGTGGAGATGGTGGTACATTGTTTGAACCATTTAACCTTGCTTACACAAACACATATCTTTTAGCAAGTACTAACATGGGCGGACTAGCAACTTATGATATGTTTAGTCAGTACCAAGAATTAGTAGGAAGAATGTTTGGTTCATTCATTGAATTTAAATGGAACACTACTACAAAAGAATTAGTTATATTGCAACGTCCTCGTGCAGAAGAAGAATTACTTCTTTATTGTTATAACTATAGACCAGATTCAGAATTATTAAAAGATTACCTAGCTGTACAATGGATCAAAGATTATGCACTTGCTACTTGTAAGTATATGCTTGGAGAAGCAAGAAGCAAATTTGCTACCATAGCCGGTCCACAAGGTGGTTCAACACTTAATGGTGACGCACTCAAAAACGAAGCAGTCGCTGAAATGGAAAAACTTGAAGAAGAACTCAAAACTCAGGTTGCAGGTGGTGTTGGCTACGGATTCACAATTGGCTAATAACTACTTGACTTTCAGATAAATCTATAGTAACATAATATATTAATACTAACGAAAGGAACTTTGGTATATGAAAGTCTTTCTTACACTCTTAACGTTAATGCTGGTTACTGCTTGTAGCGGTCACCTAGAAAAACCACAGGTTGCGTTCGGAAAGAAATGTCAGGTATCAACTGACGGACAAATAACATATTCATACGTTTGGCTTTATTCTAAGGAATCGGGCTTGAACGCAAACAAAGAAACTTGTAAACAACTTGAGGACTAAACTATGATCGTAGGAATCTGCGGACTAATTGGATCGGGTAAAGACACTATTGCTGATTATTTGATTAGAAAACACGATTTTGAAAAGATCAGCTTTGCTGACAAACTTAAAGACTCTGTGAGTGTTATGTTTGATTGGGACCGTGAGCTACTAGATGGCAAAACGGACGAGAGCAGAGCCTGGAGAGAAGAAGTTGATGAATATTGGTCGAAAGAGACCGGTGAAACCATTACGCCTAGACTAGTGCTACAACTATTTGGTACTGAGTGTATGCGTGATGGCTTTTACGATGGTATATGGGTTAGCTTAACAAAGAAGAAAATACTAGATAATCCAGACAAGAACTTTGTTATTCCAGATGTACGTTTTCCAAACGAAGCTAAAATGCTATATGAAGTAAATGGCCAAGTATGGAGAGTTGTACGTGGGGAAGATCCACAGTGGTTTACAGACTTTAAAGACTTTGGTGTAGAGCCCAAAGAAGTACACCCTAGCGAATGGGCTTGGGCACAGACAAAATTCACACACATTGTTGAAAATAATAAGACGGTTAGTGATCTTACAGATCAGGTACAAGATCTCCTTGTTTCCACTTAAACCCTTCCTTATATATAATCTTACTACAGTTAGCACATACAGTTTTTAAGTTACTGAACCTTATGTTGTTCATATCACCGTCAACATAGTAAACTGAGAACTGCTCTTTGTGTTTGCTTTTGTATCCACACTTATCACATTCATTCTTTTTAGTATAGCCTGATTGTTTGTACTTGGAATATGAAACACGAGGCTTGCCATGCCTGGTGCATGACTCACATTTACTTCTATAGAAAGGTTTGCCCTTCTTATAGTAGTTTATAGCTACAGGCTTCTGTCCACATTCACATAAAGGTCTCATATTGTTATTTACCTGCCCTTTTTGACCCCTTTTTCTGGGTAGTTATAGCCTAGGTTTATGCGTTTTGGTATAAATACTTGTAATATGCTAACAGGAGAACTAAAATGGCTTTAACATCACCAGGAGTACAGGTATCCGTAATAGACGAAAGTTTTTACACACCAGCGGAACCAGGTACAGTACCAATGATTTTCTGTGTATCAGCTCAAGACAAAAAGAACGCTTCGGGCACAGGCACAGCAACAGGAACACAAAGTAAAAATGCAGGAGTACCATACTTGGTAACTTCACAAAGAGAATTAACAGAATTGTTTGGAGATCCAACATTCTATACAGATTCTAACAACAATGCTTTACACGGAAACGAATTAAACGAATATGGTTTACAAGCGGCTTACTCATACTTAGGAGTGGCAAACAGAGCTTACGTAGTAAGAGCAGACTTAAACACTACAGAGTTGGTTGCAACTGCAACTGCTCCAGCGGCAAACCCAGCAGACGGAACTTACTGGTTTGATACAGCAAATAGTGTGTTTGGAATCTTTGAGTGGAATTCAGCGGCGGCGACTGTTACTGGTGGACAGAGCTTTAGCAATAAAATTCCTCACGTAATCACAGATACAACTAAAGTAACTGGCGGCGTACCTAAAACTTCTGTTGGCGCAGTAGGTGACTATGCCATTGTTGCTACAACAACACTAAACAAATTTTACTACAAAAACGCAAGTGGTACTTGGGTACAAGTAGGTTCAAGTGCATGGATTAATTCATGGGCAACTGTTACAGGAACTGAAAGCAATCCAACTATTACTAATGGTGCTACAATGAGCATTAACGGTTCTGTTGTAACTTCAGGTGGTACTGCACTTTCAGATGTAGTAGCAGGAATTACAGCGGCTGGTATTGCTGGTGTTAGCTCAGCGGTTGTTGATGGTAAATTAGAAATTTATTCAACTGGTGCAGATATTGTATTGGCGGCGAATGCTTCTACACTATTAACAGAGATTGGTTTAACAGCAGGTACTTACAAAGCACCGGCTTTATCAATTGCTCCACATACATCAGTACCAGAATACAAGTCAACTGATACTGCTCCAAGACCAACTGGTTCTTTATGGATTAAAACTACAGAACCTAACTTGGGTGCTAAATGGGCCGTTAAAAAATGGAACAACACAACTCAGTTGTGGGAAACTACAGCGGCACCAATTTACTCAACTAACCAAGCGGCGTTATACGGTTTAGATAAAACTGGTGGCGGTGCTAACTTGGCAGTAGGTGCTCTTTACATTAACTATAATAATGCAGAAGAGTCAGACATGATCGGTGACTTTAAAATTCACAGACGTGTAGCAACAGGTAATACTACAATTACTTCAAGTATTATTGATGCACAGGTTACAGCAGGAACATACGCATTTAACATTCAAGAAACATCAGTTAACTCACCGAGCTTAGGCTCAGCAGTTACTATTAGTGTAACAACTACTGGTGCTTCAAGTGATGCAGACGTTATTGCAGGTGCTATTAATAGTGCAGGCTTTACAAACGTAAGTGCAAGTGTTGATGCAAGTAACAGAATTGTTATTGCACACAACGACGGTGGTGACTTTAGAATTAAAGACACAGGTGGCGTATTAGCATTAGCTGGATACTCTGCTTATGTTGATGCAAACTCAGGTACACCAAACTTATACACAGCACCAACAGGTGATACTGCAAATGACTTTGTTGCAAGTAACTGGCAGGTATTAACTTATACTGCAAGTGCAACAGCAGTAACGGCTTTAACAGCTGACAAAACTTTATGGTACAGTTCAGTTGTTGACGAAGTAGACATTATGATACACAATGGTACTACTTGGGTAGGTTATCAAGATTCAACTGCTCCGTACTTTGCGGCGGCAAGTGGAGATAAAACAGATCCAAAAGGTCCAATCGTAAGTGCTACAGAGCCAACTTTACAGTCAGACGCTACTGCACTTAAAAATGGTGACTTATGGATTTCAACAGCAGACTTAGAAAACTATCCTAAGATTTACAAGTACAACGCAACTACTTTAAAGTGGGTACTTGTTGATAACGGTGATCAAACTACTGAAGATGGTATTTTATTTGCTGATGCAAGATACAATACAGCAGGGGCAAATAGTGCAACAGCAGGTTCAATTGAAGCACTATTAAGTTCAAACTTCTTAGACACAGACGCTCCAGATCCAGCATTATATCCAAAAGGTATGTTGTTATGGAACTTAAGACGTTCTGGATTTAACGTTAAGAAATTTGTTAGAAACCAAGTTGACACATCAGGCAACAACCTAAGATTTGGTAGTGGTGCAGGTGAGTCAATGGCAGGTTACTATGCTCACAGATGGGTAACAGAATCAGCTAACCAGGCAAACGGTTCAGGTTCATTTGGTAGAAAAGCTCAACGTAAAGTTGTTATACAATCATTACAATCAATGGTTAACAGCAACCAAGACATTAGAGACGATCAATCAAGAATCTTTAACTTAATGGCTTGCCCAGGTTATTCAGAACTAATTGGTGAAATGGTTACATTAAACACAGACAGAGGCTTAACAGCATTTGTTGTTGGTGACTTACCATTTAGATTAAGTGCTGATGCAACTACAATTAACAACTATGCAACTAACGTAAACCTTGCAGTTGAAGATAACGATGATGGATTAGTAACAAGTGATGAGTATATGGGAACTTTTTATCCTAGCTTATTCACAAGTGATAATGCAGGTAAAAACATTGTTGTTCCAGCATCGCATGGTATACTTAGAACAATAGCATTAAGCGATAGTGTTTCGTTTCCATGGTTTGCTCCAGCAGGAACAAGACGTGGTGGAATTACTAACGCCTCAAGTGCAGGTTTCATTGATGCAGAAGGTGAATTTAAAGCAGTAGCTTTAAACACTGGGCAACGTGACACATTGTACAGCAATAAAATTAACCCGATTACGTTCTTAACAGGTGCGGGACTTGTCAACTATGGTCAAAAAACTAGAGCCAAAAATGCTAGTGCGTTAGATAGAATTAACGTTGCTAGACTAGTAATTTACCTAAGAGGACAGTTAGATAAACTTGCTAAACCTTACATCTTTGAGCCAAATGATAAAATCACAAGAGATGAAATCAAAGCTCAAGCAGATAGCTTAATGCTAGAACTAGTAGGACAAAGAGCATTATATGACTTCTTAGTAGTGTGTGATGAAAGTAACAACACACCATCTAGAATTGATAGAAATGAACTTTACCTAGATATAGCGATTGAGCCGGTTAAAGCAGTTGAGTTTATATACATTCCGTTGAGACTCAAAAATACAGGTGAAATAGCACAACTATAAAAGGATAAATAGTTTAAACAGGAGATATTAAATGGCAATTTCAACACTTTCAAAAATTACAGTCCCATTAGATTCTAGTGCATCTAGTTCTAATCAGGGCTTGTTGATGCCGAAGCTCCAGTATCGCTTTAGAGTGAGCCTGGAAAACTTTGGGGTATCAACACCAACAACAGAACTAACAAAACAGGTTGTAGACGTAACTAGACCAAACGTAAGTTTCGAACAGATTACAGTTGATGTATACAACTCAAGAGTATACCTAGCAGGTAAACATACTTGGGAACCAGTTACATTAAACTTAAGAGAAGATGTTTCAAACAACGTACAGAAACTAGTTGGTGAGCAACTACAGAAACAATTTGATTTCTTTGAACAATCAAGTGCGGCTTCAGGTAGCGATTACAAATTCGTTACAAGAATTGAAATACTTGATGGTGGTAACGGAATCAACACAGCAAACGTTTTAGAAACATTTGAATTGTACGGTTGTTACTTAGAAAGTGCTAACTATAATACATTAGCATACGCAACTAACGATCCAGTAACTGTAGCATTAGCTATTAGATACGATAACGCAATTCAAACACCACAAGGAACTGGCGTAGGAACAGCAGTAGGTAGAACTGTTAATACGTTAATTACAGGTGGCGGATCTACGTAAGATACGTAACTAAATCATAATATTTCCTGAATATTGAAGGGGGCTAGTTTTTTAACTAGTCCCTTTCGTATTTTATACGCACTTAATTTTTTAGATAAATACTAGTATGGCAAATAAACTAAATGGATTTTTGGACAATGTAGTTAGTGGTGCGTTAAGCCCTAAGGGGAATATGGCGGACTTTGCTCATGCGGCCAGACTATATGTAGATGATGCACATAGATTAAGTCCAAAACATAAATTTTTATATCACGTAAGTTTCAACTTAAATCCAGTTGCGGTAAAGATTATTCCTCAATTGAAGACACCAGAAATTAATATGCTTGTAAAGAGTGTTGATTTACCTAAGTATTCTGTTAGCACTACACTTAAACATCAATACAATAAAAAAGCAAACTTACAAACAAGACTAGACTATGATCCTATCAACATAGTATTCCATGATGATAACTATGGACAGGTTACTGCTATGTGGGAAGCCTACTATCGTTATTATTACAAAGATGGTAACTATGCTTCATTGAATGGTAGTTCAGATCCTGTTACATCATCTGGTGCTTATCAAAGATCAAATACATACCAAGCTGACGGTAATCATTTTAGATATGGACTAGACAACGACAGTCATGAACACTTCTTTGAAAGTATACAAATCTATCAAATGTCTAGACATAGATATACTTGTTTCACTTTAGTAAATCCTATCATTGGTGAATGGGCTCATGACACAATGGAAAACAGTTCAAGTGATCCTGTACAAAACACAATGCAAATTCAATACGAAACTGTATGGTATGCAAGAGGCGGAGTTGAAGAAGGAGCTTCACCTAAGATGTTTGGTGCGGCAAGTGGACACTATGATAAAATGCCATCACCTAATTCATTAGCAGGTGGCGGTGCAGTTAACTTGTTTGGTCAAGGTGGAATTGCGGCAGGTGCCGCAGATGTGTTTGGAGACATTACAAGTGGACAAGCATTTAGTTCTCCAGCAAGTTTCTTAGGTACAGTTTTAAAAACTGGAAGTGTTATAGGTAATGCAAAAGCATTAACTAAAGAAGGACTACGTTCAGAAGGCTTTGGTATATTAAAAGATCAAATAGGTAAAGCAGGAGGCATTGATGTAAGTGGTGTTGCCAACACAGCATTTCCTAAAGGCTTGACAAGTAACTTAAATATTACAGAAGCCGTTGCAGGTATATCAGCCGGTGCGGCAGTAGTTAGTAAACTTAATGGCGGATCATTAAGTAGTGTAACATCATTGGTTAACAATAATCCAGGTGTACTAGACGCACTTACAAAATCAGAAGGATTTAAAAAAGCACACTTGGCCGCAGGCGGTGATGCAAATCCAGATGCAATTAATACTGCTTGGAATAGTGCAACTTCGGCCGCCAAGGATGCCTTCAATGCTGTAACCAAAGGTAATTTAAATTCAATAAGTAAAAATAACAAATATGATTTTAATGATGCAGGTGGAGGTATGTTAACATAATGCCAAACATTCCAGCAAAAAAAGAAACAACAACAGAAAAAGTTAAAAAGTTTTTTAACGAATATTATTCAGCACCTTTAGAGTTTCCTTCAAACGAAGTTGATGCTGTAGTAGGATTTTTTGAAGCAAGAGGCTTTGAAAAATTATCTGCACAAACAATTGGTGCAGTACTAATGAAACAAGCAAAGTTAGATGATATAAAAGTTTTTGAATTACTAGATACATTAAAAGGCTTTGACGAAATACAACTGTCACAAGTTGTTACAGAAACATTAAACTTTTCAAGACAAAAAATTAGTTCACTAGGTTACAAAGTAGACCAATCCCAGAATAAATTAGAAACTAGAAACATACTGGTATAAGCTCATGGCAAAGAAGTTTGCACAAGGCAGATACAACATGAAGCACCCAGACAAGTACTTGGGTAACAAGACTCCATTATATAGATCGAGTTGGGAATTTGCTTTTATGAAATTCTGTGATGAATCACCTAGTGTAAGTAAATGGGCAAGTGAGGCAGTAAAGATACCTTACAAAAATCCTTTAACAGGACAAATGACAATATATGTTCCTGACTTCCTAATACAATATACAGATGCTAAAGGTAAACAACACGCAGAACTTATAGAAGTAAAACCTGAAAACCAAATGAAGTTAAAGGAAGTAGGTAGGGATAGGTTTAGACAAGCACAGTACGTACAGAATGTTGCAAAATGGGAAGCCGCAAGACATTGGTGTAAGAATAAGAAGATCTTTTTTAGGGTGATTACCGAAAAAGACATTTTTCATCAGGGCACCCGAAAAGGTTGATAAATAATAGTAGCATATAATGGACAAACAATATGACCAAAAAATTAGAAGAATTGCTTAACTTACCTGACAGCCAGGAAATAATAAAAGCTGAAAAAGAAAAAGCTGACTCAAAAGAGAAAGCAGTAGTTGAGCAAAAAGAAGACTTCCGTGAAATAGCTGAATTGGATAAAATCAGTGCGGCACTACCACAGGTAAAGGGCTTAGGCGAATTAGCAGATAAAGAGCTAAATGAAGTAGCTGATAAGGCCATGACTGCATATGATGATCTTATGGATTTGGGTATGAACGTAGAATCACGTTATAGTGGTCGTGTATTTGAAGTTGCAGGACAGATGCTTAAAACTAACTTAGATGCCAAAACTGTTAAGCTACAGAACAAACTTAAGATGGTTGAACTGCAATTACGTAAAGAAAAGCAGGATAAAGAAGGTGGAATTGAAGGTGATAACATCGTAAACGGTGAAGGATATGTAGTAACGGACCGTAACTCTTTGCTTAATAAATTGAAAAACATGGATAAATAAACATATAAGGAAAGACAATGAAGACATTTGAACATTACCTAACAGAAGCAAAAAAGACTTACAAGTTTAAGTTTGGTATTGCTGGGGAATTACCAGAAGGATTTACAGACAGTTGCGAAAGCTGTATGCAAAAGTTTGGGCTAGTTAATATGACTCCGCCTAAGAAAACACCAATCCAAGAACGTCCATTAGATTTTCCTAAATTACAAAACGTAGAAACTCATTATTTTGAAGTAGAATTATCATATCCTACTACTGCACAGATACTAGGTGAATACATTTCACAAGTAACTGGAGTTGATCCAGCTTACATTTGTTTAAGAGATGCAGAAGCACCTCAAGAAGAATATCAAGACAAAGATTACAAACAAGTATATGAGCCTAAGTTAGGTTCAGAAATGGAATCAGCAGATCCAGACGCACAGAAAAAAGTAGGCGACAGCAGAGTGATGGAGTTACTTAAAGAGCTTGAAGCTACTAAAAAAGAACGTGCAAACGATCCAAGTGTAGCAGGTGAGCCAGATAAAGAACAAAAACACGATATGGGTGAAGTTGGTAAAACTAGTCCAGTAGGGAGCAAATAATGAAACTAAAAGATATTTACAAAAAGATTGATTCATTAAATGAAGCCGTAAACATGAGCATTTCGATGTCAGGTGAAACTGCTGATGACGTAGCAACTTTAATGAAGATGGTAAAAGACGCAGGCGGTAAGCCAGAAGTAATGCAAGATTTACCTAAGTTATCTCCAAGAGATGACATAGAAAAAAGTTTAAAGGTTATGGATCTACCTCCAATGCCACCAAAAGGCATGGACGACATGGAGCCAGGTTGCGAAGATGAAGTTGCTGAAAAAGAAGGCGAGTGGGATAACTCACCAGATGAGCAACATCAAGACACAGCTTATATGCAAAATGATTTAGCAGGTGGACTTAACAGACAGAAAAAATCATATCCAAAAGTTGCAGGCGGAGATAATCCAATGGCACTTGAAGATGAGATCAAAGCTGAATTGGCCGCAAAACTTTCAGAAGTAATGAAAGAAGGTAAAGACAAAATGCCATCCAAAGCAGAAGTAATGAAATGCTGTAAAGATGGAATGTCAGTTGCAGAAATTTGCAAAAAGTATCCAGACTGTGATCAAGACAAACTTAAAGCATTATGTAAAGAATGCAAAGATGAAATGAAAGAATCAGTCAACGAAGGTGAAGGCAAAGAGATGGCTTTACCAAGTGGCAAAGAAATTAAAAAGTGTGCTGATGACGGAATGTCAAAAGCAGAGATAGTTAAAAAATACACAGAGATGGGTTGCAACGAGCAAAAAGTTAAAAAACTTTACGACGCTCATTGCGGTTAATTTAACTACAATCACTATTTCCTCCCAATTAGTGTAAACCAAATAGGGCTTTCGAGCCCTATTTTCACCTATAAATACTAGTATGGCAACAAAAAGTTTAGATGGTGTCCTTACCAAAAAAGCACACCAACGTGAAAAATACGATGAAACAGGTATTGAGGAACTAAAGAAATGTATAGATCCTGACACAGGCTATCTATATTTTTGTCAAAAGTTTTTTAATATACAACACCCTGTTCAGGGAAAAACTCTGTTTGAACCTTTTCAATACCAAGAACGCCTACTAGAAAGTTATCACAATCACAGATTTAATATTAATATGTTGCCAAGACAAAGTGGTAAGACAACAACTGCCGCGGGTTACTTGTTATGGTATGCTATGTTTCATCCAGACCAAACAATACTAATTGCCGCACACAAATACACAGGTGCACAAGAAATTATGCAACGTATTCGTTATGGATATGAACTATGTCCTGACAGTATCAGAGCAGGTGTTACAAACTACAACAAAGGTAGCATGGAGTTTGAAAATGGTAGTAGAATAGTTAGTGCTACTACAACAGGTAACACAGGAAGAGGTATGTCAATATCTTTATTATACTGTGATGAGTTTGCATTTGTTAATCCAAGTATTGCAGATGAATTTTGGACTTCGATATCTCCAACACTAGCAACAGGTGGTCGTGCAATTATTACAAGTACGCCTAACTCAGATGAAGATACGTTTGCTATTATATGGAAAGAATCACAAAACAAATTTGACGAAGATGGTAACGAACAAGAAATAGGTCAAAATGGTTTTCATGGCTTTACTGCTAAATGGGACGAACATCCTGATAGAGATGAAGATTGGGCTAAAGTAGAAGTAGGTCGTATTGGTGAAGAAAGATTTAGACGTGAGTACGGTTGTGAATTTTTAGTTTACGATGAAACACTTATTAACAGTATTAAGTTATCAAGTTTAGAAGGTATTGATCCTGTTATGAATATGGGGCAAACACGTTGGTATGGAAAGCCAGAAGGTAGTAGCACTTATGTTGTTGCATTAGATCCTGCTATGGGAACAGGTGGCGACTATGCCGCGATACAAGTATTTGAATTACCAAGCTATAAACAAATTGCAGAGTGGAGGCATAATCAAACTCCTATACCTGCACAAATAAGAATATTAAAAGATATTTGTAACTACATAAAAGATTGTTGTCATAATCAAGGACAAAACATTTACTGGAGTGTAGAAAACAACTCAATAGGTGAAGGTGCTCTAATTGTTATTAGAGATTTAGGAGAAGAGAATATACCAGGAATGTGTGTATCAGAACCTATTAGAAAAGGCCATGTACGTAAGTTTAGAAAAGGATTTAATACAACTCACAGTACTAAAATTAGTGCTTGTACTAGATTAAAGAATATGGTTGAAAACGACAAGCTAACAATAAACAGTAAAATATTAATAACAGAGCTTAAGGCTTTTGTTGCTAGTGGTACTAGTTATAAAGCTAAACCAGGTGAAAATGACGATCTAGTTAGTGCTAGTTTGTTGAGTATGCGTATAATGGCAGTACTAAAAGACTGGGATCCTAGGGTATATGAAACGTTTAATCAGGCTGATACAGGCGACGATACTACACCGCCAATGCCTATATTCATTTCAACCAATATAAGGTAAATACATATATGAGCAATATGGAATATATATCAGATCAGCTATTTGCTAAAATTAGGGGTAGATTCCCATCAGTAACACTCGGCGATGCCGAAGGTGTTGTAACTGACGAGCCTAAACTTGCACGTTACTTTGACTTTGATTACAAAGTTGGTGAAGACAATTTAGGTAAAGTAAGCATATCTTTAAGTGAAAAAGAAGTTGCAGTTACTTACAATACATCATTTATTAGCGAACAGCCAGACAGTATCAGAAGTAGTTGGTTCGACTTCTTAAAAGAACTACGTACTTTTTCAAAAAGAAATATGCTTAACTTTGATACACGTGATATAACTAAATCTAATCTTGATAAAAGAGATTACGCACACTTAACTAAAACTGCCGGAGAGAAAACAATGAGTGAATCTAAAATGTACGGCACTAGTAGAACAAGTTACGAAGATGTTGACAAAGCTAGGCTAGTACTTAAACATACGCAACCAGTGAACCAAGAAGTTCCTGGAGCAAGAACACAACACGTACACAGCCTTTATATAGAATCAGAAAATGGAGAAAGATTTAAGTATCCATTTAGACATTTAAACGGAGCAAGAGCTTTAGCAAGACACGTAAGCGAAGGCGGAAACTTATACGATGACTTTGGTAAACATATCGTTTCACTCAGCGAAGAATTATCAAAGCTACGTCAATTTAAAACTTACATGAATCGTTCAGCTGTAATGGCAGAAGGCTTGAAAGGTTACATGGATCTAGTTAATGAAAGACTTGATACAATTAAAACTGAAGTAATGAAATTACAACGTGCAGGTCATTACGCAGAAGCTATCAAAGACTTTAGTCCAGTGGTAATGGAAGAAGTTCCAGAAGAATTACAAAACAGTTGGATTGATGAATTAACTATTAGAACTTTTAACGAAGAACTAAAAAGTGTATTCCCATACATTAATAAATTAGTAAGTGAAAAGAATAAGATACAAGAAGTAGGTCCAAGTGATATGGGCATGAACAAATACGGTTTGTCAGCAGTACACAAGGACGGAAAGTTTTATTCTTATAGAGATGGAAAACAAACAGGTGGACCATTTGATTCAATGGAAGAACTTGCTAAACATCAAGAAGAATTAATACAAGACGAAGCTAGTGGACATGAAGGTGGACAAGAAGCACACGCACACAGAATAGATATCGAAGGTGACTATGATGAAGACAGAGGCATTTCTGATAAAGACTGTGAAGAAATGGAATATGCTTGTAGTAAAGCAGGCATTGAATGTAAGTGTGAGCCAGATGAAATGTCACAAGGTGGAGTTGTTGTACACACAATGGCACCACGTGATGCAGTAATAGATGCTTTGGATAAAGAAGGTTATACTGTTAATGAGAACGGTGAACTTAATCCAGAAGCAGAATTCGAAAACGAATTATCCATGATAGTGGGAGAAACTGAAGATGCTTTAATTAACGGCGAAGGTAAAGACCAAGAAGCCGCGATTAAAAAACTTAATGGCTTAATGGCAACAGAATTTCAAGCCGGAGTTAACGGTAACAATGCTGTTATGAGTTTAAAGGGTGTCATAGACGACCCGATGCTTTTAGATATGTTCAAGCAAGTAGGACAAAAGGAATCAACAACAGACGTCAGACCATTAATAACAAAATATGTAAAAGCAAAAGCACCAAGCATTATGTCAAAACTTGACACAGGTGATTTGGAGCAAGAACCAACAGAAGATATTAAAGACAAAGAAGATTATCAGGCTAAGAAAAAAGCTATCCAAGATATCCAAATGGATCCAAATACAAGCAAAGACGAAAAACTTAAAAAAGAAGTTATGCGTAAAAAAGCAGAATTGGATTCAGAAGCAAAAGAAAAAGGCTACAAGGAAGATGATGACACTATTGATGTTAAAATGAATCCAGACGGTAGCATTGAAAAAGACGACAAAGCGATGAACCAGGAAGATGACAAATCACCAGGTGAGAAGTTAGAAGAGCTAGTCAAATCACATTATGACTATACTACTAACTCATTTCCAAAAGGTGAAACTGCCATTGTAACTGCTTGTGAAAAAGAATTTGGTGACAAAGCAATACCATTTGCAGTTAAGATGATCGAAAGACTCAAGGACGGTAAAGATCGCGAGATGGAAAGAATTAAACACCTAGCAGGCGTTTAGTACGTAAAGTCACTTTTTTGGCAAACAAAGACTTGACTTTATAAGTATATTAGTGTAGTATATAAAACTGTGCTACACTTAACAGGCACAAAGCAACGAAGGCTTAACAATTTATAGGAGGCTTATATTATGGCTACATTAGCAGAAATTCGTGCAAAACTAAAAGAACAGGAAACCCGCTCATCGGGTCAATCCACAGGCGGCGACAACGCCATTTACCCATTTTGGAACTTAAAGGAAGGCGAAACATCAACTGTTCGTTTCTTACCTGATGGTGACGAAAATAATACATTTTTCTGGCAAGAACGTTTGATGATCAAACTTCCATTTGCTGGAATCAAAGGTGAGACAGACTCTCGCCCTGTACAGGTACAAGTACCTTGTATGGAAATGTATGGGGAAACTTGCCCAGTACTTTCAGAAGTACGTGGTTGGTTTAAAGACAAAAACTTAGAAGACATGGGACGTAAGTATTGGAAAAAACGTTCATATGTATTCCAAGGCTTTGTTACAGACAATCCTTTAAAAGAGGATACAACTCCAGCAAATCCAATTAGACGTTTCATAATTGGTCCACAAATATTCCAAATTATTAAAGGAGCATTGATGGATCCAGATATGAACGAACTACCTACTGATTATACAGCAGGTGTGGACTTCAGGATTGCTAAAACATCGAAAGGTGGTTATGCAGACTACTCAACATCAAACTGGGCTCGTAGAGAGAGACCATTAGATGAGTCAGAGTATAAAGCTATTGAAGATAGCGGTTTGTTTAACTTGAGCGATTACTTACCTAAGAAACCTTCAGAGGTTGAAGTAGGTGTAATTAAAAAGATGTTTGAAGCATCAGTTGATGGTGAAGCATACGACATGGAACAGTTTGGTCAATACTTTAGACCAGCAGGCGTAAGTGCAAGAACAGGTGATCCTGTAAAAGCATCTACTCCAACTCCTGCTCCAGCGGCGGCTCCAGTTACTGAAACTGCTCCAGCAGAAGCAACTGCGACTGCGGAACCAGTAGCACCAGCAACTACTACTGAGTCAACAACTGCACCAGCAGATAATAATAAAGCGGAAGACATTCTTGCAATGATCCGCAACAGACAACAGTAATAATATAGGGGTGTGTCAACACCGAGTGTAGCAGGCACACCCCTTATATTGGATTAAGGAGATACTATGGCTAACAGAGCATTTGACGTTTCTAAGTTTCGAAAAAACTTAACGAAATCTATTACAGGAATGAGTGCAGGATTTAATGATCCGACTGATTGGGTTTCGACAGGTAACTATGCACTCAATTATCTTATTAGTGGCGACTTTAACAAAGGTGTGCCAATGGGTAAGGTAACAGTATTTGCAGGCGAAAGTGGTGCAGGTAAATCATATATTTGTGCAGGTAACATTGTAAAACACGCACAGGATCAAGACATCTTTGTAGTATTAATTGACTCAGAGAATGCACTTGACGAAAGTTGGTTACAGGCATTAGATGTAGACACATCACCTGAAAAACTACTTAAACTTAATATGTCAATGATTGATGACGTAGCTAAAACTATTTCAACATTTATGACAGACTATAGAGCAATGACTGAAGAAGAAAGACCTAAGGTATTGTTTGTTATTGATAGTTTGGGTATGTTACTAACTCCTACAGATGTAGATCAATTTAACAAAGGTGATATGAAAGGTGATATGGGTAGAAAACCTAAAGCACTTACATCACTTGTTAGAAACACAGTTAATATGATTGGTTCGCACAACGTAGGACTAGTATGTACAAACCATACTTATGCTTCGCAAGATATGTTTGATCCAGATGATAAGATATCAGGTGGACAAGGATTTATCTATGCAAGTTCAATAGTTGTAGCTATGAAAAAGCTAAAGCTAAAAGAAGATGAAGATGGTAAGAAAGTAACAGATGTACGTGGTATTAGAGCGGGTTGTAAAGTTATGAAAACTAGATATGCAAAACCGTTTGAAGGCGTACAGGTTAAGATTCCTTATGAAACAGGTATGAATCCATACAGTGGATTAGTTGACTTGTTTGAGAAAAAAGGATTGTTAACTCAACAGGGTAATAGACTTAAATACGTGGACAGTTCAGGCAAGGAACACTTGGAATATCGAAAAGACTGGGGTGGCGAGAAGTTAGAGATAATTATGAATGACTTCGATAAGTTATCCACAGAGGAGCCGGAAACTGTTGAAGAGGAAAACATTAACCCTGAGGAGTAAACTGTTATGGACGGTACACAGATAGTAGAGACTTGGCAAGTATTTAAAGAGTATTTGGACAAAAAGCATATTGATACTGTAGCAGAAAAGTTTGTAGATTTATGTGCAGACTTTGGTACAGAAGACGAAGCTTTTAGAGATGCTTTAGGTTCAGATCACGACTTGGATAAAGCTATAGGTTATTATTTGGAAGAAGATGTAGATGACATCGATGACAACTACAACGATATTGACGAGGATTATTAATGGGTTGGTATTCTGATATTGCTAAAGATATAAGCAACATTCCAAAGGCAATACAGTACTTTGAAGACGAATTAGTTGAAGCTAAAGGACAGATTCGTATTAAAGGTAATGTAGAACGTGCCGCGGCAGAGATGCCTGGTATTGTTGAGCAACGTTTTAATCAGTTGCAGGAACTTGAAGCGATATTAGAATATCTCAACATTGAACTTCGAAGATTACGTAGTAGTTTTTTTAAGAAGTATTTAGAGAATTATGCACGAGCATTATCTAGCAGAGACGTTGAAAAGTATGTTGACGGAGAAGCTGACGTTGTTGATTATGAAAAAATAATTAACGAATTTGCATTAATGCGTAATAAATGGTTAGGCGTAACAAAGGCATTAGATCAAAAACAATGGCAACTTACTAACATAGTTAAGTTACGAGTTGCAGGAATGGAAGACGCAAGTCTGTAATTCCAGATTAACATAACAAGGAAATAAAACTTTATGAAAATGAGTGAAACTCAACCAGACGTAATGATTGCCAAACAATATGGTGGCAACGTTAGAGAAACTGTAAACCATGCTGAGAGAACTGACTTACCAGGCTCTAGACAAAAGATTCAGAAATGGGATATGATTCCATCTGCAGACTTTGTACAAAGAGTAGCTGGAGAATTTGTTAGACAAAATTCAGAAGATCTCTTTAAAGGTAAGAAAGTTGTTCTGTTTAGTTTACCAGGTGCATTTACTCCTACGTGTTCAGAAAAGCAATTACCTGCATACGAAGAAATGTATGATAGGTTTAAACAAGCTGGCGTAGACGAAGTGTACTGTGTATCAGTCAATGATGGTTTTGTAATGAATGCTTGGGCAAAAGACCAAGGCATTGAAAAAGTAAAACTATTAGCTGATGGTAATGCTGACTTCACTGATTCAATGGGTATGCTTTGTACTAAAAGAGGCAAAGGATTTGCCAATAGAAGTTGGAGATATTCGTTGTATGCAGTTAATGGAATAGTTCAAGAAGCATTTGTTGAACCTGGATTCAATCACAGAGATGAGGACGATGATCCTTATACTTGTACTGATCCAGAAACAATGATCCAATTCGTAGAAGCTGACGCAAGATAAAATTTAAATACAACTATGAAAGTTGTATTAGTCACCGGCGGCTTCGATCCGTTACATTCAGGACACATTTCTTATTTTAAAGAAGCAAAGAAGCTCGGCGACAAATTAGTCGTCGGGCTTAACTCTGACGAATGGCTCGCACGTAAAAAAGGTAAAGCCTTTATGCCAATCAAAGAACGTGTAGAAATAATCCGTAACTTACAAATGGTTGATGACGTTCTTACTTGGGACGACAGCGATGACTCTGCCTCTGGTGCAATATTTAAATTGATGGCTACATCAGGATATAATAAAGATATAGTATTTGCTAACGGTGGAGATAGAACTGCTAAGAACATACCTGAGATGGCTACTTGGCTTGATAAGGTTCAATTTGTATTTGGTGTTGGTGGCACTGATAAACAGAATTCTAGCAGTTGGATTTTGCAAGAGTATAAATACCCTAAAACAACAAGACAATGGGGGTACTACAGAGTGCTACACGAAGACGGCCCTACAACTAAAGTCAAAGAATTAACTGTTGACCCAGGTAAAAGATTATCAATGCAACGCCATCAGAAACGTTCCGAGTATTGGTTAGTAACAGAAGGTACTGCAACAGTTTACACAATCAATAGAACTTCAACAGATTTTGAAATACAAGGTGTGTACGAAAAACATCAGTCATTAAGAATTGACGAAGGTGAGTGGCACCAGTTAGCAAATGAAACAGACAAGCCTGTTAAGATTGTAGAAATACAATATGGTGAAAACTGTGTTGAAGAAGATATAGAAAGAAAGTAATGGAATTTGAAACTTTTAAAAATCCTACACAGGATGTTAAAGACGCGGTTTTAAAATCTGCAGACTACAGTATGACTAGCGGAAGACGTTTGGCGCATACATACGTAACTGTGCAAGAGCTAGACGCCAATAACATTGAAGGTGACATAGTAGAATGTGGTGTATGGAAAGGTGGACAAATCATTAGTGCCTTTCTAGCAAACACACAAACAAAAAGAAAGTTTTGGTTGTTTGATACATTTGAAGGAATGACACAACCAACTGAACACGATTTTAGATTACAAGCAGACGGTGTTACTAGAGGCTATGCTAGAGATAGCGGTAAAGCAAAACGTGGCTTCGACCAATGGTGTAGATCAGAAATACAAGAAGTACAAGCTAACTTACAAAAATTTAATATGCCTATGGACCAAACTACATTTGTCAAAGGCGACATAGTACAAACACTAAACAGTCCAGCTAACATACCAGACAAAATTGCGTTGTTAAGACTAGACACAGATTGGTATGAGTCAACATTAAAAGAATTACAAGTGCTTTGGCCTAAATTGGTTGTAGGCGGATACATGGTTTTGGACGATTATGGAAGTTGGCAAGGTAGCAAAAAAGCCTTTCATGAGGTGTTTGGTGACAGCCTAACGATATATAATATTGACGGGAAAGCTGTTTATATCAAGAAAGAAGCATAATGAGTAATAAAGTATTTGTCGGATATGACACTAGAGAAGATATAGCATACCAAGTATGTGAACACAGTATCTTACAACATAATAAAGATACAGAAGTTATTCCTTTGATACAAAAGGAAATGCGTGATAACAAATTATATTGGAGAGGTGAAGATAAACTTGCAAGTACAGAGTTTACATTTACACGTTTTCTTATTCCACATCTTTGTGATTACAAAGGTTGGGCATTGTTTATTGACAGCGACATTATCTTCTTAGAAGATGTAGACAATCTATTTGCATTAGCAGATGACAGCAAGGCCGTTATGTGTGTACATCATGACTACACACCTAAACCAGGGACTAAGATGGACGGACAAGTACAAACACAATACCCACGTAAGAATTGGTCAAGTGTAGTATTATGGAACTGCGGACATCCTAGTAATCAAAAAATAACAGTAGACATGGTTAACAATCCTAACTATGATGGAAAATATTTTCATAGATTTAGTTGGTTAGATGATAGTGAAATAGGTGAGATACCTAAGGACTGGAACTATCTAGTTGGTTGGTATACAGATGGAACACCAAGGGCATTACATTATACAGAAGGCGGACCATGGTTTAAAAACTATAGAAATTGCGACTATCACCAAGAATGGAAGGACGTTCTTTCTAGCATGATGGAGAGCAAGAATGAGTGAAACTCATGGCGAGTGGGATCCTAGGAACTTAACACCAGAGATGAAAGAACTTATAGATTCAATATTGTATGGAGTAGCTATTGGCAGTAATAGGCACGCCATTCATGCCATACAAAAAGTATTTGAAGATGTAAAAAGTCCTAAACTTATTTGTATTGACAGCGGTATTAAGAAAGTAGAAAAGAAAGTTAAAGGTACGTTTGGTATTGTTGATTCCTTTGTTATGGGAATGGCATTAGGTAGTGGTGGAAAATATATTAGAGCAGATGATGTAGATCAATATTGGGATCAGCCTGCACCTTTCCTTGTACGTGGGTTAGGTAAACAAAAAATTATTAAAGAATGTATTAGACGTGGTAAAGATTTTTATTTTATGGATACAGGTTACTTAGGTAACAATCCAAGTCCACGTAATCCAAACGGTAAAAAAACATATCATAGAATTGTAAAGAACGCATTACAAAATCTTCATATGCCAGACAGAGATGAAAATCCTAATGCGTATGGTGGAGAACGTTGGAAACAACTAGGCATACAATTTAAAGATCCAGTACCAGGTAGAAAAGTTTTAATTGTTCCGCCAAGTGAAAAGGTAATGAAATACTTTGAAGAAGACTTGGACCAATGGATACAAAGTACAATATTAGAAATTAAAAAGCACACTAACAGACCTGTAGAAGTACGTAAGAAGCCAAGCAGAGAAGCTCGTGTTAGTAGCAGTACAATGGAACAAGCATTGGAAGAAGATGTGCATTGTATGGTAACTTATAATAGTATTGCGGCATTGGAGTCAATGGTATATGGTAAACCTGCTATAGTATTAGGACCAAACTGTGCCCAAGACATAGCAGAAAATAGTTTACATAGAATAGAGTTTTTAAAACACCCCGGAAGAAAACCGCTAACGTTCCTTTGTAGATACCTAAGTAACAATCAATTTACATATGAAGAAATGTTAAATGGGTATGCTTGGAGGACTTTAACGTGCGAGTAATAGGATACACTAAAGTTATTCCACCAGGAAAGGCACTAAAGCCTAACAAGGAAAATCATAAACTTGATATAATAAAAAATTTTATCGAGGGTGTGCGTATGAATGGTGACAATGGTTTAGTATACAACGGATTTGAAATGATGGACTGCGATGTTGCAGTCATGCAAGGCTTTGTACACGATAACTCAGCACACGTACCACACATTACATTACGTAGAAACATTACAAGTAACACACGCAACAAAGCATTTATCACAGCAGACAGTAACCTTTTTTTATATAAAGCAAGACAAAACGCACCCTTTCACTACTTGAGATATAGTATCAATGGTGTGTTTAATAACACAGGTGAATATTGTAACGACACCCCAGGTGACGAACAATGGCAAAAGATTTCACGTGACTTAGGTGTTACAGTAAAGCCGTGGACGATCAATGAACGTGAACACGTACTACTATGTTTACAACGTAACGGTGGCTGGAGCATGAAAGGTAAAGATGTTGTAGCTTGGGCTAATCATAAAATTGCAGAGATAAGAGGATATACAACAAGACCAATTATTGTAAGACCTCACCCTGGAGATAAGAAAGCACCAGAGTATATTAAGGGTATTAAAGGACCTGATGTACGCATTAGTTTTGAACCAATGATAGAACAAGACCTTGCAAAAAGTTGTGTTACTATTGGCTTTAATAGTAGTCCTTTGGTAGCTAGTGTTATTGAAGGTGTACCAATTATTTGTGAAGACTATCAAGCTAGTCAAGTTGCAGAAGTATGTCATAAAGAAATAAGTGACGTAGCAAGACTAAAACCTTTTGATAGAGACTTATGGATTAAAAAGATTGCACAATGCCATTGGAGTTTCAAAGACCTGCGTGATGGTATTGCATGGCAACATATGAAACGGTATTTAAAGATATGAGAATTACAGTAGTAACAACATTTCATCAACCCGGCTTAGAACAATACGGACAACGTTTCATTGATTCATTTGCTGAGAAAGTTGATCCAAAAATTAAATTAGTTGTGTATGCAGAAAAATGTATTCCTGTTAATCCAGATGAAAGCAGAATAACAATACATGATGCTGACGCAACACTACCAGACTTGCAAAAGTTTAAAAGCATTTGGGGACAAGTTCCTAAAGCTAATGGCAAATGTCCTTGGCCTGAAAGAAGACCAAGAGATAATCACAAAGAGTTTAAGTGGGACGCAGTTAGATTTGCTAACAAAGTATATGCTGTATTCCACGAAGCAAAGAAAGATGATACAGATATTTTAGTATGGATGGACGCAGATACTTATGTACATAGTCCTATTACGTACGGAGAATTTAGATTATTAGTACCGCCACAGGCATGGTTACATTACTTAGGTAGAAATAGGAAATGGCCAGAGTGTGGATTTTATGGATTAACTTTACGTACTCCTGGTGCTGATGCTTTCCTAAAAGAGTTTCAACGTGTATACGATGAAGCTGAACAAGGCATCTTCTTAATGGAAGAATGGCATGATAGTTATGTATTCTGGGAAGTACTAAAGAAGATACAAGTACAATATCCTAACGTAAAAGACTTTAGTGGACATTTAGTCAACGGCGAAGGTCATCCTTTAATCAACTGTGAGCTTGGTAAATACTTTGACCACCTAAAGGGTGTAAGAAAATCGGAGGGACGTAGTAGAAAGAAAGACCTACTGCAACCACGTAACGAGTCGTATTGGAATGAAATTTAGTTTATATAGAGAGTATGGTGCACAAAATAGTAAACCCGTTTTTGACGCTTTTGCAGATAGTCTTGCTAGTGCTGGCCATACCGTTGTTGATGATGACGATAGTAGTGATGTTGCTGTTATTTGGTCTGTCCTTTGGAATGGCCGAATGGCTGGAAACGAAAAAGTCTGGTTAGACTATCACGCACATAATAAAAAAGTTATAGTATTAGAAGTAGGTGGCCTTAAAAGAGGCACAACATGGAAGGTAGGAATCAATGGTATTAATCGAGATGCTAACTTTGGCCCTAGCGGTAATAATAGCGATCGAGCCACCGAACTGGGACTAAAGTTAAAGCCTTGGTCATTAGGTGGTGACAGAATTATTATTTGTGGGCAACACGACAAAAGTAACCAATGGAAAGATAT